CCCGAGGTCAAGGACGAACTGCGCTTCGAAATCGTCAAGGCTTTGGGCCTTGAGGAAGTCATGACGGCTAAGGCTGAATTGAGCAAGGCGACAGAGGAGATTGAACTCCTAAAGGCCGCGCTCGACGAAGTGAAGTCAATGGCTGTACCAGGCGGGCCAGCGCTACGCGCTACTCGTGAACAAACCAGCAAGTCGGCGGCCGTGATTGCCAACGAGGTGGAGGCGATTCGCCTTCGCAACCTCGCCAACCAAATCACCGACCCGGCTATGCGCACCCAGTACCTCGACACTGCTCGTCGTCTGGAATCACAAACCTACTAGAAAGGAATTACCGTGGCATACGCCGCTCCTTCCCTTGACCAGATGTTCGCCGGGCTACCGGCTGACGAACAGGTCAAGCGCTTTGAGGCTTACAAGTCAGCCCTTAGCACCGTACAAGCCAACACCCTGAACGCCGCCAAGCGTGGGGAAATCACCTTCGACCCCACTCGTGGTATTCAGAAGACGGTTTCGACCTCTGCTCGCATCGACGCTTTCAAGGACGACATCACTAAGGCCGTCTCTGGCGACCAGTTGGCTGCCGTTCAGTCATCCCTCGACGGTCTCGCTGACCTTCAGAAGGACTTGACTCTGACGAGCCCACTGAACAGCACCATCTCGGGCGTATCGGGTCTCGTGCCCTACGACCTCGACCCGGTGCTCAGCCTGCTGATTCCGAAGGAACTGTACCTTCGCAACAGCACCGCTCGCATCAAGGCTCAGGGTCAGGCCCTCGAGTTCCGTCGCATCACTGGTGTCTCTAACGCCGGTGTCGGTGGCGTGGGCGTTACGTCGTCGTTCTTCAGTTCGACCTCGGCCTCGACCTCCTTTGGTGGTGTCTCGCTGAACCGTCCGACCAAGATCACTTACGCCGCTGACAAGATTGTCAAGTCGTTCGTGGAACAGGGTCTCTCGGACAGCGTCAGCCTCCAAGCCGAGTTCGCCGGTCAGGGCTACACCGACCTCCGCCAACTCAGTCACACGGCCCTCATCTGGGCCCACTTCCTCGCTGAGGAGCGCAACATCGCCAACGCCTGCTCGACCGCTCTGTCGGTTTCGGGCTTGACGTTCACTGGTGCTGCGGACACGACTGGTGCTGGTCTGCCTGCGTCGGGCACGGGAACCGTACAGGTCACCCTGTCATCTGCCTACGGTGAGACGGCTCCGCTTTCGGCTGGAACCATCACCTGCGCTGGCGCTGGTGCGAAGGTTACCTACACGGGAACCATCCCCTACAACGCTGTCGGCATCAACATCTACGTCACCGTGTCATCGACCGTCTACCGTGCCACCACGCCTTCGCTGGCCTCGGGTGTCGCTGGTCTGACGTTCGCTGTGTACGCCGCTGGTGTGCCTTCGGGCGACGGCTCGTACAACTCCTACGCCGCTGGCGCTAACTCGGGCTCGGGCTACGACGGTTTCGTCAACACCCTCGCCCTGTCGGGTGGATACCAGAACCAGTTCAACAACACTGTCGCCTCTCAGAGCGAGCCCGCTGGCTTCGTTCAGGACGCTTTGGTTTCGTTGTACAACTCGGTGATGGCTGACCCTGAAGTCATCCTCACCACGGCCTCTGTTCGCCGTGCTCTGTCGAAGTCCCTTCAGGCCAACTCCGGCTCCGCTTCCTACCGCTTCAACTACGCCACCGGCTCTGACGGTGTGGCGATTGGTGCGATGGTCACGGGTGTCGCCAACGAAGCGACGGGAACCATGCTCGACTTGGTCACCCACCGCTTCCTGCCTGCCGGTACGATGCTGATTCACCAGAAGCAGTTGCCGTTCCCGGACAGCGGCGTGAGCCAGACGGTGGAAGTCCACAACGTGGTCGACTCGATGATTATCGAGTGGCCCCAGATTGGCTTCTCCTACGACATCAGTTCCTACACCTACGGGTCGCTCGCTTTCCGCGCCCCGACGTGGTCAGGAATCGTCACCGGCATCACCGGCTGATTCAGCCAAACAATCGCTAGGCGACTAGACAGGCTGTTCGCCGTAGTCGCCTAGCCATAGAGGGTTGAGCAGGGCTTGGGTTATCCCCCTTCCCCGAGCCCTGCTCCCCTCCCAGTCTTGAAGGGAGAACCATGCGACTCGTTGGATCCGATAGAGGACTCAAAGAGGTGACCGTCAACGAGGGGCGAGTAATCCCCCGACAGAAGGACGGCACGTTTCACGTCGAGGGCCAGACCGCCAAAGCCCTCGTCAAGTCCGGCGACTTCGCAATTGCTGGCACAAACTTCCGCTCCGCACGAGGCTTCGTTTGCCAAGACTGCGGATTCAACTCGCTTTACCGTGACCACTGCGGTCGCTGTGACGGCTCAAACCTAATCGAGGACTAGATGGTTGTCGCACCGTACTTCCAGACCGAAGGCATCATCGAGCCCTACGTTTCGCTCAACGAGGTCAAGTTCAGCGCCACCGCCTCAGCGATTGACTTCACCAACCTGATTGAGAACGCCTCCATCGTCGCTCAAGACCGAGCGCTCTACGAGGTCATTCGCCGGGCATCGTCAAAGGCCGACATCTTCTGCTACGGCAAGATGGGAACGCTCAACGCTACGAGCAACACCGAGAACGGTTGGTATCGCCCGAACCGTGACGGCAACATCACCTTCACCCCGTCCTTCTCGCCCATCCTCGCAGTGACCGACGTACAGGTCGGCTACGGCCCGGGCTCGGGGATGAGTGAAATCACCCTGTCGTCAAGCAACATCGCCATCGACCGTGACCAGTTCATCCTCACTGCGCCCAGCACCCTCGGGCTCTACTTCGGATCGCTCGGCATTGTCGGGGGACGCTGGGGCTACCAGAGCAACATGTGGTGTCAATACACCTACATCAACGGCTGGTTCAATTCCTTCACGACCTCACAGGTCAGCGCAGGGGCGACGACCTTCAACGTCACCGACACCACCGGGCTCTACCCCGGTATGCAGGCGACCATCTGGGACGGCTTCAACGACGAGGTAATCACCGTTGCCTCGGTAACCGGCACGACCATCACCGTCACCACCGGACTGCTCTACGCTCACGGCACTGGGGTCAACATCTCGACCATGCCTGCCGCCGTCAAGCAGGCAGTCATCCACTTCGTCGTGGCGATGATTAAAGAGCGTGGTCAGGGCGGTCTCGTCATCAACGAGATTGGCGAGCCCTCAGCCGTGTCCAGTCGCACCCAGTCGTCAATGGAGGACGAGGTTCAGGGCTACGACCTGCTCGAGCCGTTCAAGGTCATCGGTGGTCGCCAGTGAGCCGTGAGACGGTACGCACCCAGTTCGTCAACTACCTTAACTCCGCAGGCATTACATATCTCAGCGAGGTCAAGACCTTCCCGGCGAAGTTCACCCCCGAGGGTGAGTTCTACGACGGGCAAGACCCCGGACACCAGCAGGGCTGTATCGTCTTTCCCTACATCGAAGCGCAACGTGAGAAGCGAATCGAACTGACTGGGCCTAACGGTGGTGGGAAAGAAATCCACTACGAGGTCGTGTTTACCTGCTTCTTCCGCTCGACCAAGCGACAGACCGAGGAGGCCGGAGCCGACTCCGAGACATTCCTCGACTCGTTCACCAACGCCATCCGCAAGTCCAAGAACTGCGGTGGCTCAGGCCCAATCTTCCAGTGGGGCGAAGGCTCTACAATGGGAGGCGACGACCTCGAGGTTGTCTCCTACTACCCCCGACAAATCAACGGATCCGCAGCAGTAACGCAAGTCGTGTCAACGGTGCGCGTGATGGTTGTCGAAATCACCCCCGGCAGTTCGTACATCTCCTAAGGAGCACCATGTTCACCTACACCGATAGCGAAGTTCGCACCTACCCCGACCTGCTCGACGCAGACGGCAACGTTCTCGTCGCCGTACCCGGTCAGTCTTACGCCCTCTCAGCCGACCCGGGCGATGGGCGATGGACAGCACAAGCCACTCAGACGGCCCCAGAAGCCCCTGTAGCGTCCGCAACACCCACCCCCGACCCAACCACCCCTACAAACTAAGGAAGCATCATGGCAGGCCCATTTTTAACAGCCAATAGTTACCTCGGCATGGTCATTGAGACCACCGAGGGAACGCTACCCACCACCGGAACGGTCTCGTGGATTCCCGTCACGACTCCGCAGATTACGCCGAACCAGATGTTTCTGCGTGACGAGGCGCTTCGTGGCTCTCCCACGACTGTCTACGACCAAGTTCAGGGCGTACGTCACGACGACTTCGAGTTCAAGACGTACCTCTACGCCGACACCCTGCCGACCATTCTGCGCTCCATCCTCGGATCGACGGACACCGTGACCGGCTCAGGGCCGTACACTCACAAAATCAAGGTGCTCAACAGCCCCTCGACCGGCTCACAGCCCCCGACCTACTCCATCCTCGACTTCGACGGCGCTAACTACTTCACCGTTACC